GAGGCAGAGAAACTAGAAAAATTAAGTGTTGCTTTTTTACATGACTTTAAACTAGATCAAATGGCATGAAGAAAAAAGCGATAGGAGCATATATTAAAGTTAGGTATAATGATGAGAATAATCGTATAGCAAATTATTATGCTAGTCTTGGAAAGTGGAATAGTAAAACTAATGAAGACAGTTATGGAATACCAGATCATGAGATATTTCACTATTTTGATGATGGATTAAAAGAACTCAAACAATCTAAAGGCAAAAAAATAACTTATGATCTTAATTGCACTCTTTTAGATTATGAAATTAAATATGAAAAAATATAAAATATACTTTCAAGAAGACACTTTAAAATCAGTTGTATTAATTGCAAGTGATGAAGAACAAGCAAAGAAGAAAGCAGAAGAATTATTAAAAGAGTTTGGCAGTTCCCTTTGGGACTATGAAAAAACTTTTAGTAATAGTTTAGAAGTGGTTCAGTTAAAAGGGGCAGAAGTAATATCATTAAACAGTAGAAAGAAGAAAAAATGAGAAACATAGATAAAATAGAACTAGCAACAAACAAGTTAGAAAATACTTTTTTAGAGCAAAAGAATATTGCAAGAAAGTTAATGACAGAGCATAGACAATTACAAGATGCATTAGCTGATCTATTAGTTAATGCTGATGAAGATTGTCCTAAAAACTACAGAACAGAACATTTTTGCAAATCAATTAGTGATGGCTATTCATTATTAAGAACGATTGGTTATTTCAGAAAGAGAGTTAAATGAAACAATCTATAACAATAAAAGATAACAAGGGTAAGAAACAAACATTTTACAAGCTAGAAGAGTTAATAAAATATCTAGATAGTTTTAAAATGTCTTTTTTGCCAGATGGTTTTAGCTACAAAATAAACAAGAAGGAATTAAATGAAGGGTAGAATATTTTACGACTACATGACAAGGGAACAAGCATTAGCTGAATATCATTCTTTATTAAAAGATGATGAATGCTTTGCAGATCAGTGGAAAGACACTGACGATGATTTCAATGAGTGGTGTGAAAATCATAATATTGTTTTAGTAGGTACAAAAGAAAGAGTAGATCAATTAGAGGAGGCACAATTTGACTAAAGAACAAAAAATAATACAGTTTATAAAAAATTGGCTTGATACCAACATAGACGAGCCAACGCAAGATAGCATTGACGAAGATTCAGCTAATTTAAAAGAGTATATTGAACACTTTGAGCATGGCTCACTTGATATTGAGGATTACATAACAGGGGATAAAGCATGAGTAAATTAAAAGACTTAGGCAATTTATGTTTGTGGTGTAGACGAGATACAGCCTTTGGATCTGGTTTATTTGTAAATAGAATACCTGCTTTTACAGATATAGAGGAGGGCTACAAATGCATTGAATGTGAAATAGAGGATATTAAAGAGTGTTATCTAGAGTGTGAAGACTGTGGTGAATATACTTGTGAGGGTAATGGTGAATGTATTGATTGTGGTAGCGAAAATCTAAAAGTAATAAAGGAAGTTGTAATATGAGATTAAAAGACAAGAATAAAATGCATTTGTTAAATCAATTAAATGAATGGAGTATGGATGCTTTTTATGCAAACAAAATTAACTATGAACAAGACGACTGGGGTAATTACAAAGGTTTTAAATACAGAAAGTTTGAAGCTACTTTAAAAATTTTAAGAAGACTGATAAGAGAAATAAAATGATTGAACTCTTATCTGATTATAGTCTTTTTGAAATAATAACGATTATACTATTAGGTTATATTCTAATAGCTATGATGCACAGGAAATAACAAAGGAGGAACATGACACTATCTAGTTATAAAAAAGCTATAGCTAAACTGTTGAAAGCATATCATAAAAAATACGATTGCTTTGGTAATAAAAAAAACAAGAAGAAAAAGAAAAGATGAAATACTTATTATTGTTTTTACTATTAGTTAATTGTTCTAAAGATCCAATGTCTTTTGATCCAAGAGTGACTATTAGTAAAGAGATAATAAAATTTTTTTACGAAGAAACAAAAGAAAAACCAACCATAGAATAAAGGAGCGAGCATGAAGAAGTTTAGAGTGACTGCAAGATCAGTGACCCTTGTTGAAGTATTTGTTGAAGCTAAAAATAAAAGACAAGCGATAACTAAAGCTGAAGATATAGATGGCTTTGATTGGAAGGAATATTCTGGCGATTGGCAAATATTAGAGGCAGAAGAACAAGAAGAAACTAAGCCTTAATTGCAATAGGGTCTTCAATTTCTTCGGATGATACATCAACGACTGTGGAGAATTCGTCCATGAGCCTTTTTAACTCATTCTCTAATTCTTTTTCAGACATCTTATCTAAAGACCCATGCAGAATTTCTTTTCTTTCAACATAAAGTCCTGCGGCTTTTCCTCTTGCAATCTCTGCGTTAACAGCACCAGTCCATGCTTTACTTTCAATACAAGCATCTCTAATTTGACCAAGCTTTCTTAAATGATTACCATAAGTTATCTGGTATTTCTGATTAAACTGTTCACGAAGCAGGGATATTTTCTCAACAACTTTAGGGTATCTTGCAGGGTTAACAAGGTTAGCTGCAATAACAGCAGCCGTCTTTTTAGAATAGCCAGCCTCAACAGCACATTCAGCAGGCGACATGCCTTGTGCGTCAGCCACAACATAAAGCTGTACAAACTTTTCTTGTTTAGGAGTTAGGTCTAATTTCCTGATTAAGGATAAGGCACTAGTGTACATAATTTCCCCCTATATACATTTTTTTGCTCTTATTGCAATCATTAAACTTAATTTTCATTCCCAGATCGATAAATGTCCCTAAACTGAATAAAATCAACACTTATTTAACAATTAGTAATCACTTGTTTACTGTCCCCAGTTGAAAGTGTTTAAAAACAATGACTTATTTTAGAGGTGTGGACAAGCTGGGACAAAAAAACTTAAATATCTTATTGATATGAAATACTTTTTTTCAAAAAAATCGTTTTGTCCTCAGTGTCCTCAGCTGTTTTTGGAAATTTGAAAATAAAAAAATAATTTTCAAAAAACTCTCTATAGAGGGAAACTCAAAAACCCATGTCCCATGCGCCATGTAGCATATTTCCTGTCCCACCCCCCACCTTGTCCTGCTCCATGTTCCATGGTACAGGTCAAATCATGCCTAAAAAAAGAAAAAAGCAAACCTCAGCGTGCTTCACGCACCAAGGAAAAACCTATCAGAAGTACCAAATCGAATGGGTTGACATTACAGGCGAGAGCGGATGGCTAACACCCCAAGAGCTGGAAAACTTCAACATGGCACGTCCTGTGACCACTGCGTGGCTTTATAGCATGAATGACAAGGAGATTAGGCTCTTCAGTACCTACGACATTGACCATGAGACAAAAGAGATTGCTTTTGCTGATAATGGGGTATATCCTAGAGGATGCATTCTTAAAATGAAAAAGCTAAAGGAATAACTTATGAAAAAAAATAAGATTAAAAAATATGAAGGCGGCGGCGAGGTAGAAGAAACTATTGCTCAAGAACAACCCTCTGAAAAACTAACCACTTACGAAAAAAAACAACAACTTATTAAAGAACGACAAGAAAAAATAAAAGAGAAGTTGGAGCAAAAAGGTTACGAAACTGGTAAAGCTAAATATGCTAGAGAAAAAGATATAGAGTCTCCAAAAATGCAAAATTTTTTAAAAAAATATAGAGAAAACATAGCTGATCCTACAAGTAAATTTATAGGGAAAATAACTCCTATAGGTGAGGATTATGGCAGAGGTTCAGACAAAGCTAGAAAAGAATTATTAGGCTATAAAAAAGGTGGCTTTGTTTGCAGAGGTAATGGTAAAGCTATGAGAACTAAAAAGACTAAGATCTATTAAGGAATAAGGTTATGGGTGGCGTGTATCAAAAAACTAAAGAAAAGAAAGCAAAAGACAAAGCATATAGTAATAAAACAGCAGATGATATGCTAGGCTCATTAATGGATGCTGTTGCTGAAGGAAAAATAACCTCACAGAAAGCTTCAGATCTATTGCAATATGCTTCTAAAGACCTAAGCGCAACAGAAGGATCATTTAAAAAAGGTGGTCTGGTTTGTAGAGGTAATGGTAAAGCTCTTAAAGTTAAAAAGACTAAGCTCTATTGACAATTATTAAATTAAAATTATATTAACTATCTCCCTTTTATAGAGAGTAGGTTATTGTTTCCTACTTTCAGTTAGTTTAACAGGGGAAGATTAAACTTCCCCTGTTTTAACTATCTACTCTTCGTCATCCTCAATATCTTCATCAGAGTCAAAGTCTTCGTCGCTATCACAATCGTGATTTTCTAATACTTCAACTTTATCTCTTAATGTTTCAATGTCTTCTTGAATTCTGTCCATGATATCTTGGATTGTTTCTTTCTTTTTACCCATGGTTATCTCCGTTGTTAGTTAAACCATGGGTTAGTTATCATAAGACTATGACAACAAAAAGAAAAAAATAAGTTATTGATTTTGTTGACTTAACCAATCAAACTCGTGATCGTTGTAAGGTATCATCTGTTATTATAAATAAAATATAAAAGAATGATCAAACTAATTACAAAAATTAAAAATAATTGTAAAGGAATGCTCATTATTTAATATCAATCTTAACAGCTTCTAGTTCTTCTGGCTCGTTAACTCCAAGCTTAATCGTCAGAACTCCGTTTTTCATTTCAGCTTCATCTACGATCACATCATTTCTTAATTGAAACTGTCTTGAAAATTTTCTTAAAGCTAGACCTTGATGAATATAGTCTTTTTGTTTTTCATCAACTTCGCCTTCTACTGTAAGAACTCCATTCTTGAATTCAACAAGAACATTTTTCTTATCATAGCCAGCTAAGGCTAACTCTAAACCATACTTTCCTTTGCCGTATCTTACCACATTGTAAAACGGAAAGGTTTTTACTTTTGACCAACTATCAAACACACCATCAAAAATATCGTCAAATACTTTTGTTGACCCGTTGAATAATTGTTTGCTTATATTATTGAAAACTTCTAGGTTTGTCATAATAACTCCTTTTAGTTAAGCAAGTTAAATTAGGTCTACCCACAATGGTACAACCTAACGAAGATATAATAGATAGTAATTAATTTTCAAGTACTGATTTTTCTCTTTGAATATGACCTAATACTGTTCCTTTATGCGAACCTTCTTTAATTCTATATCCATGAGTTCCGCTGCCGTTGATCTCAACTTCTTTTCTACTTCTAAGCAAAGCATTGTTTTTCTTTTCTATTTCCTTGTCTGCATAGTTTTTAGCTATTGGATCGGTGTAGGTTATAGTGTGTAGTTCTTTTAGATCATGCTCTCTATCAATAAACTTGTATTCTATTTTAGTAGTATTAAAATCTTTTTTTATTTTATTGCATATTGTTTCAGGATCAAACTCCCCACAAGAATAAACATCAAACTGAAGCAAAGCAGGATTCGGCTCATCCCAGACGTGCATTACTATATGAGATGTTTCAATAATGGCGGCGCCAGTAATACCACGATTACCCACCATATGAGAGTACTTTACGTAAGGCCCCATCATAACCTTCATTCCTATTTCATCTATGAATTTCTCTAACCAACGCCTAAGAAACTCCTCGTCCATAGGCGGATTTACGGCCTCGGCTCTTACGATTAAATGTTTATGTACTAATAATTTATTATTCATTTTTGCGTAATACTCTTTTTTCAAAATAATGCAAATACATTGTTGACAGGATGCATTGCATTTACTATATCTAAATTATAACTAATAAATGTAGAAACCATGAATAAAAAATATAAAGCAACTAGAACCGTTCTGAGCCCAATAACTCACCTTAGAAACTTTTTTTCTTTTGGCATTGAGATTATAAGAACTTTTTTAGTTAGAAGAAAATAGGGTGCCCCATGAAGCATGAACCAAAAAACATGATGACCACAGAACAGTTTGATCTCTGGTTAAAAAAAGCACCGACTGGAGACTCTGTTGTTTATTACAAAGGATCCTTAGCGCCAGATTGTTGTAAGCTAGATGCTTATGCCAAAAGAAAACTAAGAGAGCATGTAATGAATGTGTATGGAACTTGGAATGTGATGCATGAAGCGTGCACCATTAAAAGTAATAACATCATCGATCTCTATCAAAAAATGATTGATAAAGGAGAAGCTAAGATTTCAAACGATGATAGAACAAAAAACCGACCTGCTGTATTTGAGTATATAGCTGTCAAATTATAGGAGAAAAGAATGGAAGAAACATATAAAAAACTAGAGAGCAGACTTGCAAATGATCTGTATAAAAACATTAAAAAACTCAATAGAAGTGAGGCTAATTTCACTTTTATTATAAAAGATCTTATCGCTACTGCAAGGCGCGCAGATAAGAGCAAAGTGACTGACATAGCTAAAGAGTCTAGGGAGAGAATAATAGAGTGTCTAAAGCTTAGAAAAGAAGCTAGACAACACAGTAAAGATACTATAAATTATTATATAAATACTGCTATCAATATGTCGATGCAGTTAAAACCCTTAAGCGAAGCTTATGGACGATGCAATAATGAGGACAAGAGCCGAGTTAATTGAAATGATTGACAGGGCTCATGCTGTTTGGAAAGATAAGATTCTTCACGATGCTGCGTTTGATGCTGCAAACGAAGATAGAAGAATCAAAAAACTGAAGTCTGATCTTTATCAATTAGAAGATTATATTTCTAGAGAGACTTATCTTCAACCAACTCCAGTTGTACAAGATCTGGACTAAAAATAAATCTTGTAAAGAGTAGAAGTTTATAAAAAAACAGAAAGAGGATATTCGCGTGTATAAAAAAGACTTTAAATTAAACGGAAATGGTAAGACAGAAAGCAGATGGACAACACAATCTATTTTAAAAACAGTAGATGCTTTGTTAACTGATATCGCAAAAGAAGATAAAAGAACTAAATCAGCAATCATTGAAATAGCATTACAACGTTATGCTAAAAGCTTAGGAATGAAAGTAGAAGAATGATTTGTCCAGCTTGCAAAGGCAATGGTTATATAAGAGCATACAGAATTTTTATTAAGATATTTTCTTTTGAGATAAAAAAGAAAGTATATAAAGATTGTAGTCTTTGTAGAAACCAAGGCGAATTAAAAATATTAAGTTCTTTATTTAGACACCACCTGCATTAATGGCTTATAAGTGTAAGCTTAAAAAGGCTGCTGCTCATCGTAGATGGTATATTGCCCATATTCATCGGAGAATGCATGATAGCGCTAAACGAAGAGCAAAGAAAGCTAATATTCCTTTTAATATAACTATAGAAGATATAACAGAAGTGTTTCCTAAGGATTGGATTTGTCCTGCACTTGGAATAAAAATGGAGGTAGCCATCCATAAAAACAATGAAACTTCTCCTACCTTAGATAGAATTGTTCCAGATTATGGTTATGTAAAAGGAAATATTATGGTTATTTCTTACAGGGCCAATGGCATTAAAAGCAATGCTCTTCCTTCAGAAATTAAATCGGTTTATGACTTTGTGGTAAAACGTTATTGGCAGTCAATTGAATATTTTGCTGAGCATAGAATTGATCCACCCTCTTCAACCACTCGTGTTGGACGTGAGCAAAACGTTCTCCTTCAATTGCAAAGCACTGATATTGAAGATCACGACTAACCATAAATATAACTCCTGTTTTAATTTCAGTTCCATAAACATGATTGTGCGCCATGGCATAGGCACCTAGTTGTAGGAAGTAATCTTTAATCCAATCTTCTCTCTTTGGTTTATTAGTTGTTTTAAAATCCATAATGCATTCTCTGTTTTTATAAATACCAATAAGATCTGTTTGACCGGCATATAAGTTTGGATAGTGCACAAATACTTCTGATCCCCATATTTCTTTTAAGTATGGAAAAGCATTTGTTATAACTAAACTAGACATCTTCTCTGCAAGCTGACCCTCATCTGTTAAATCTTTATGGCCCTCTCCTTTTAAATTTTTCTCAAGACAAGTATGAAATTTAGTTCCTAAAGAATTAGCTTCATCTCTAACTCTGTTAGCTTCTTCTTCTCCTACTCTTTTTTTCCAATCATCTAACTTTGCTTTTTCATTAGCTGGTTTAGTTTTAGAAAGAATAGTTGTAACGGATGGAAGTTTCTGTCCTTCTTCTGTTACATAAGTTCTTCCTGTTTCTTCACTACTGCTTCTAGATATTCTTTGATAAGTAAACTTGTTTACTATTTCAACCATTCTTTTAATTCCTCTCCCATTACATCTCTTGCTAAGTTAATTTTTCTTTTTAACGCATCTACAATTTTTTCATCTACAGTATCTTCAGCTATCATATCTATATATGTCACGTGTTTCGTTTGCCCTATACGATGAGCCCTGTCTTCTGATTGTAGTCTTACTTCTAAATCATATGAGTTAGAATAGTATACTACTGTATTTGCTGCAGTTAAAGTTAAACCATATCCCCCTGTTTTAGGATTGCTAACAAAATACTTTAGACTTGAGTTTGGATCTTGAAACTTAGCTACAATATCTTGTCTATTTTTGTCTGCTGTATCTCCATAAAAAGATTCTGCAATCTCTTCATCTTTAAAATGTTTTCTAATAGCTTCAGTAATTGATTGTATGTCTTCTCTAAACACAGCCCATATAATAACTTTACCATCTGTCTCATCTAAAATATTTAAAAGTTCATTAACACGATTGTTGTCTAGCCTTACAATATCTCCTTCATTTGTTTTTAAATGACCACAAGTTATTTGATGCAGCTTCATTATTTGTGAAAGAACATTTAATGCTCTAACTTGACCACCTTCTTCTAATAAACTTATGTTGTAATTTTTCATAGTCTCATAAGCTTTCACTTGTTCTTTTGTAAGCTCTATGTTTCTTTGTATATAAATCTTGTTTGGTAGATCTAAACAATCTTCTTTTAAACATCTAAAAGAAAAACGAGAAAGTAATTTAGTAAGGTCTTCTAAGTTTTGATAACCAATTATTTTTGCAAACTTACCATAAGGGCCGTTCATCTTTCTTATAATTGCATATCTATTTTGAAAAGCATAATAGCTGCCTTGTTCTAATAATTCAGGATCTAAAAAGAAACATTGAGTGTATAGATCTAATGGAGATTTAGTCACCGGAGATCCAGTCATAATTCTTTTATACTTAGCGTGAATACCTACTTTACAAATATTAGAAGTACGTGTTGCTTTTTGACTTTTTATTGTAGTGGACTCATCTACTACAAACATTGTTTTATGGGACATTAAAAACTTTCTAGCAAAATCTGTTCCGGTTTTTCCATCACTCTTTTGAGAAGAGAATGCTTCTACATTCATAAGAAGAATATGTAGATCATCATCTACTTGAAACATTTGATTTAAATTAGTTTCGCTTTTATCCGATCTATTGCTTGGTGGAGTCCATACCGATAATTTATATCGTACATGACTTGGCATATGTTTGGGAATTTCTATTCTTTCCCAGTTACGATAAACTCCTTTGGGTGCGACAATGATAACACCATCAATCTTACCTTGATCGTACAGCATAGCTATATTATCAATGATAACTTTTGTTTTGCCTGTTCCCATCTCCATGAACAAAGCAAAATTTTTCTGATCCCATGAACATCCTAACGCTTGTAATTGGTGTTTATAGGGCTCTATTTTAAATGGGTAGTCACCCATTGTTGACTTGTTTTTATTTTCCATATAATTATTAATTCTAATTGACATATAGCATTTTAAAAACTATATGCAAGTACAAAAGAAAAAAGATTTATGGCTAAAGTTTACGTAACACAAGAACAAGATAAAAGAGATATTACTGGGGCTCTTCAATATGGAGAAATAGAAATACTATTACCCAATGGTCATCAAATAATGTTTTCACCAGCGCCTACAATAAAAAGATTAGAAAGAAAGTTGGCTACATTTTCAGATAATGATTACATACTACTAATGGGGGATCCTGCAATCATAGGCGCAACCTGTATGGTAGCATCACAAATTAATAATGGAAAAATAAAATTATTAAAATGGATTAACACACAACAAAAATATATTCCAATACAGCTTGACTTACATGATAGGAGTGATACATAGTAAGACAACAAAGGAGAAAATAGAATGAATAACAATGTACTACAAGAAGCAAGACAAGATAGTCTAAAAAATTTAGACGATAATTCTTTGTCAACTTTAGGAATGCGTTGTCAAGATCTTAGAGATGTTAATAGCCAAATAAAAGATTTGGAAGAACAACTTAAAGATTTAAAAGAAAGTGAAAGAAAACTTTCTGAAGAAATAATTCCTGCGATACTACATGAAAAGAATCTTTCTTCCGTCGTGTTAAAAGATGGAACTAAGGTTACTACTAAGGTAGAATATCGGGCTCGTATAAAAGACGAGTATAAAGAATTTTGCTTTAACTGGTTAAGGCAAAATAATTACGGCGACTTGATCAAAAATAATTTTAGCATTGTCTTCAATATGGGAGATGATGATAAAACAAAAGCTTTGAAAGAGTTTATCGCAAGACAAGGTTTAAATGCTGAACACAAAGAAGATGTTCACTGGAAAACTTTGTCTGCTTTTGCGGAAGAACAAACTGTAAAAGGTGTGTCCCTCCCAGAAGAATTTGGTTTGTACGTGTCCAATAAAACAAAACTCGTATAAATATGAAACATGTAACAAAGGAGAAAAACGATGCAAACACTAAAAGAAAAACCTGTTGCTCCAAAAGCAGCAGTTGCTACACAAGTCAATAGTGGCTCAGTAGCAGTTATAAACTCAGCGCTGTTAAGACAAGACTCTAAACACGCTATCAAACTATCATCCGAAGATGTTACAACGCCTAGGCTTAAAGCGCTTATGGCTACATCTCCAGAAATTAATGATCTCCCAGATGCAAAAGCTGGAATGATTTTTAATACAGTTACCAAAAAACTTTACGATGGTAATGCTGGAATCATTGTAGTCCCATGTGCTTGGGTTAAGCAGTACGTTGAATGGAATGATATCGGTACAGGAAGTGGAGGCCCTGTTAGAATTTATGATGCTAACAGCGATATCCTTTCACAAACTGTTCGTGATGAGTTCAATAAAGATAGAACTAAGTCCGGTACTTATATTGAAACAAATTATAATTACTTTGTTTTAGTTCTTAATAACAACCTTGAATATATTGATAAAGGTATTGTTAGCATGAAATCTACTCAGCTTAAAAAAGCTAAGAAGTGGAATGCTATGATGGGAAGTGTGTTCGTTAAAGACGAACAAGGTTCTTTCCAACCTCCAATATATACAATCATGTACAAACTTAAAACTGTTAAGGAACAGAATAAAAGAGGTACATGGATTGGTTGGGATGTGAACTTTGCGTTTGAAGAAAGTGATTCTATCAAGACGCAACAAAAAAGCACAGTAACTGACATGAACATCTATCAACAAGCTAGATTGTTCGCTGAAAGCATTGCTAAAGGCGAAACTAAAATCAAGCCAGAAGATAGAGAAGAAGCAGAAAAAACAACCGCAGCATTTTAGTTGCACTTAGCCCCCTTTAACGAGGGGGCTATCAATATATGCTAGAACAAGAAGTTATAAAATTTAGCCAGATATTTACTGGTTTAGATAGAGCCTATGGATATTATCAGCCAAAGAATTCTCAAAAGGGAAATGGCAAAGAAGAAGGTATCTTAAAGACTGTAACTAAACCAGTAACGTTAGATATTTATAAATCACATTTAGAAAAAACACATTACTCAATAGGCATCATTCCAATCAGAGAAGACAACACATGTTGTTGGGGAGTTATTGATGTAGATATTTATCCAATAGATTACAAAGAAGTTATAACAAAGATAAGAAAACTAGAGTTGCCCCTTGTTCCGTGTCGCTCGAAGAGTGGAGGCATGCATATCTTTATGTTTATTCCAGATGGAATTAAAGCATCTGAGATGAAACAAAAGTTAAAGGAGTGTGCTTTATCTATAGGATATCCGGGATCAGAAATATTTCCAAAGCAAACAGAAATAAGAAGCGATCGTGGTGATACAGGTAACTGGCTTAATCTTCCCTATGGTATTGGTATGCGTTATGCTTTCAATGATGATGGATCAGCTGCAAGTCTACAAGAATTTTTTCAACTGTATGACAAATACAAATTAACAAAAGAACAATTCAATAGCTTAACAATTAAAGATCCAGATGAAATATTAGCTGGTGGCCCACCTTGCTTGAATGCTATTCTTGCGAAAGGATCTGTAGGTAAAGGAGAACGCAATAACACTATGTTTAATATTTGTGTTTACTTTATTAAAACAAAGAAAGAAAATTGGGAGAACGAAGTAAGTAAAGTAAACGAAGAATACTTCAAACCAAAGCTAGAACATACAGAACTAAATAACATTATCGCCTCAGCAAAAGAAAAAGAATATAACTATCAATGTAATAAAGATCCTTTAGAAAAATTCTGCGATAAGAAAGCTTGTGTTAAAAAAGAATTTGGTGTGGGTACTCCAGATCATCCAACCTTTGGTAATCTTACAGTTGTAGAAACAGATCCGCCATTATGGTTTATGGATGTAGATGATGCAAGAATAGAATTAACTACAGAACAGCTGCAGATGTTTGAGAAGTTCCAAAGACGATGTATGGAAGTATTACATACCATGCCTCCTTTAATGAAAAAATCTGATTGGATTGATACGGTTAATGCGATGATGGCTGAGGGAAGTCTAAACATTATAGAAGTTTCGGAAGAAGATAAGTTTGTTGGAAGATTTAAATCTTTGTTTAATGATTTTTTAATTCGTTGGCCAAGTTCTTCAGAGAATGAAGATGTGCTATTGCAGAGAAAGAATTACATTAATGATGGTAAAATATTCTTTAAAGCAGAAGTGTTGGAAGAATATATTAAGAACGCTGGTTTTAAGATTGATCAAAATATTCTATATAAAACTTTACGCTTTACTATTAAAGCAGAAGAAAGACAGATTAAAATTAAAAAAGATGAGCATATAAGACTTAGTGTCAGAGTAAGAGTTGTAGATGATCCTAAGATGAGAACTATTAAACTGGATACTAGCACTAAGAATAGTCAACCAGAGGAGACACCGTTTTGAGAACAAAGATATTTGGGCCACCCGGAACTGGTAAGACAACTCGTTTACTTGAGATAGTAAGAGAATGTTTAGAGAAATATAATGCTGCTCCAGAAGAGATAGGTTACTTTGCCTTTACAAAGAAAGCAGCTGTTGAAGCAAAAGAAAGAGGAGAAGCTTTGTTTCCCAATAAGAAAATTGAATACAGAACATTACATAGTTTAGCTTATGAAAAGATAGGAGCACCACAAGTAATGTCTTCTGCTCAATACAGAAAGTTTTCAGAAGACTGTGGTATTGGCTTTAATGTTTATGGGGAAATAGAAAGTGATTACGATATGCAAAGTAAAATAGATCAAGATCATTTGAAACTAATTAATTTAGCTAGAGTTAAAACAATGGACGTAGAGAAGTTAGTTTATGATTTAAACTTACCTGTATGGATTCCAGAAATAAAAAAGGTTGAGACAGAATATTTTAATTGGAAGAAGAAGAATAGCAAACTAGATTACACTGATCTAATAGAAACTTATATTAATAAAAAAATTAAAACAAATTTTAGATTTATATTCATAGATGAAGCGCAAGACTTATGTCCATTGTACTGGAAGATGGTTGCTTTATTAGAACAAAACTGTGAACATAGTTATATAGCAGGAGATGATGATCAAGCTTTGTATTCTTTTAATGGCGCAGATGTAAATCATTTCATTGAAACACCTTGTGATAATCAAATCATATTATCTCAATCTTACCGTGTTCCAAGAGTCGTGCATAAAAATTACTCCCTTCCTATATTAGGGCAGATATCAAGAAGAATTAAAAAAGAATATAAACCAAGAGATTTTGAAGGAGATATAAGGCATCATGCTAATTATGACTCCATTGATTTTTCTAAAGGACAATTCATGGTGCTGTGTAGAAACAACGTATTCTTAAAACCATTAAAACAATATTTTATAGATAGAGGATATTACTTTCAGTTTAAAGGAGAGATATGTATTGCAAACTTATACCATAGATTAATAGGTTTATGGGATCTATTACATAAAGGAGGCAGAGTTACAATTAACGAAGCTAAATTTATTTATGAACATATAAGCTCCAATGTTGGATGTAAGCATGGAGTTAAAACTAAATTCAACGATCCTACTTTAGATCCAGCGCATACATTTGATTTAAAAGAATTGATTGATGGATATGGTTTATGGGTTGCAAATAAACCTTGGCATGTAGCTTTTGATACAATGAGTGATGATCATATTGGTTACATGAAACGTGTATTAGAAACAGAAAAAGATATAGGTAAGAATGCAAGAATAAAAATATCTACTATCCATGGTGCTAAAGGAGGAGAAGCAGATAATGTTGTCTTCTTAAAAGATATTACACAAAGAGTTAGAAAAAATTCTTTACACTTTGACATTGACAATGAGCAAAGATGCAAGTATGTAGGTGTAACTAGAACTAAAGAAACTCTACATATTGTAGAGCCATATACAAGAAACGGGTATCAACTACCTTAGGAGATAGAATGAGCGCATATGAAAATCAAATAGGCGGAAACCATTACCAAGATTTGGTTATTCAACCTACTGATTATATTATTAAGAATAATATTCCTTTTGCAGAGGGAAACGTAATTAAATACGTAAGCAGACATAAACAAAAAGGAAAAGAACAAGATATTAAGAAAGCTATTCATTATTTATCTATGATCTTAGAAACAACTTATAACTTAAAAACAAACATTATATATTATGACAACTCACAAGATACCTCTTTATAGTCCACAATCAGAATGGTTTGCGCCTGAAGTGCTTCCAGATTTAAGGTTAAGAAAAACAATAGCTGTTGACTGTGAAACAAGAGATCCAGATATAAAAACAAAAGGCCCAGGCTGGGCTACAAACAATGGAGAACTTGTTGGAGTTGCTATAGCTGTAGAAGGTTTCTCTATGTATCTTCCTATAAACCATAAAGGCGGTGGGAACTTAGATCCAAAGATTGTAAAGAAATGGTTGATAGAAAATTTATCTAATGAAGAAAATACAAAAGTGTTTCACAATGCTTCTTACGATATAGGTTGGTTAAGAAACTTTGGAGTAAATGTTAAGGGAAGAATTGTAGATACAATGATAGCTGCTCCTCTTATTAATGAGAATGAATGGACATATAGTTTAAATAATTTATCTAGGATTTATTTAAAAGATCACAAAGAAGAAAAGCTTTTAGAACAAGCTGCTAGAGAATGGGGTGTAGACCCTAAAGGAGAAATGTGGAAACTACCTGCTCCATTTGTTGGCCCCTATGCTGAAAAAGATGCGGAGTTGACATTACGATTATGGAATATATTAGAGGTAGAACTTTTAAAACAAAACGTAGTTTCTATTTTCAATACAGAAACAGAACTACTTCCTTTGTTAATTAACATGAAATGGAAAGGTGTGAGAGTTGATCTTGACCAAGCACAAATTTATAAAAAGAAACTTATCTCTGAAGAACAAAAATTATTGCAAGAGATTAAAAAAGAAACAGGGATTGAACTTGAAATGTGGGCATCAAGGAACATCCAAAAAATCTTTGATAAGCTTAAGATTAAGTATGGTACGACTGAAAAAGGCAATCCGTCGTTCACAAAAATATTCTTACAAAACCACCAGCATCCTATTCCTAAGAAGATTGTTAAGGCGAGAGAAATTAATAAGGCGCATACTACTTTTATTGACACTATCTTGGATCATTCTGTCAACAGCAGAATACATGCAGACATACATCAATTGCGAGATGGCGAATCCGGAACAGTTACAGGTAGGTTCTCAATGTCTAACCCTAATCTACAACAAATTCCAGCAAGGGATGCGTATATTGGTCCCATGATAAGATCTTTGTTTCTTCCAGAAGTTGGACAGAAATGGGGTTCATTTGATTACTCACAACAAGAACCAAGGCTAGTTGTACACTATGCTAGTTTAACTAAATTAGAAGGAGCAGACAAAGTATTAGAAGCTTATAAAACAGATCCTAATGCAGACTTCCATACTATGATGGCTGACATGGCTAACATAGATAGAAAGATTGCAAAGGTTGTAAACTTAGGTTTGTTTTATGGAATGGGTATAAGTAAACTTGCTAACGAACTCGGGGTTGACAAAGTAGAAGCTAAAGCACTTTACGAAAGATATAATAATAAAGTTCCATTTGTAAAACAATTAGCAGAAGCTTGTAGTTATAAAGCTGCAACAGAAGGTTTTATTAGAACACTACTTGGTAGACTATGTAGATTTGATAAATGGGAACCAGTTGCTTATGGAGTACATACTGCTTTACCTAGAAAAGAAGCCGAAAGAGAATACGGTACTTATTTAAAAAGAGCAATGACATTTAAAGCTTTGAATAGATTAATACAAGGATCTGCTGCTGATCAAATTAAAAAATCAATGGTTGATTTAAGTAAACTCGGATACATTCCTTTAATTCAAATACACGATGAATTAGCTATCTCTGTTGATAACGACGATATTCCTGTTATTAAAAAGACTATGGAAGAATCTGTGCCTTCAATGATTGTTCCTTCTAAAGTAGACGTATCTATTGGTAATAATTGGGGTGAGTCGATGAGTTAAAATAGCTTTTTAAAAGCTATAATAATTCCTAAAATTCCAGAAGTAATAGCTATTAACCAGCCAATAACTTTTAAACTTCCTCTTGATACTTCTATTGTTGATTTAAGTTCTTCTAATGTTGATGTATTTTTATCTATTGATTTAAATAAACGTTCATTGATTTCTCTTTGTTCTCTCCACAGAAGTGAACATTCCTTTTCATGAACGATCATTTGAGTTTCCAAATCTAATACCTTGTCTTCTATCATACCTTAAAAATATTTTTGTTAGCAATAAATCCGCCATCTTTTACGCGCACAATATCACCGGGATTGTTAAAAGCAAGATTGAATCTTTCTCTTTGTTCCGGAGAAGAAGCTATTGTAGATGTTGGGATAGGGGGTTTTAATTGTGCTCCTACTGGAATGTTCGGAACTAAAGGACTAGCTTGAGGTATTGTTGGTGGTGCAATGTTCATTAAATTAGGTTGAACTGGAGCTACAGGTTGAGCTGGAGCTTCTTCTACTGGAGCTAATAAAGAAAAGTTAGGTTCTTTATCATCAGTTAAAGAGATGTTTTTATTAGAACCTTGATAAGCTTTTATTCTTGGAAGAGCTTCAATATATGGGTCAGGTACGCCTAGTTTTAAAGAGTTTTGTCTAAAGATATCTCTAACTTCTTCTGATGGATCATAAGGTTGATATCTTCCTGTTTCAACAGCTGTTCTATCTGTTTTACTAACACGTTTTAATTGTGGAGCTAAGTCTCCAGAAGTAGCGCCTAATACTTTAGCAGCATTAACATTTTTATTCATTTCTCTAAATACATCAAAGCGTGCTTTTTCAGATTTTTGATATAACTCTAATACTTCATTAGAAGATATATCTCCTCCTTTTAAAGCTTCAGATGTAAATAAATTTCTAGCATTAGATTTTCTATTATTAAAAGATGTAACCATGTATTTCATACTATCTACTGGATCAACTTCAATACTTCTAAATCCAAATATACCAGGAGCTTCTCTTAATAAATTATAGCTCTTACCATATTCATCTGGTAAATTTGCAGAAGATTTAATTAATCTTCCTATTTGACTAGTAGATCCTGGAGTAAAAGAATCTACAACGTGTAATAAAGATTTAGAAATCTTTGTTCCAATCTCATCCTCTTCATTATATATTCTTCTACCATCAACATTTCTTCCACGTCTTACTGTAGAGTCCAATAATCTTTCTGTGTAAATACTTTCTGAAAAGAAAGGTTTAGTTAATTCAGATATACTTTGATAAGCAGCTTCTCCTAAAGAAGCTAAAGTAGATTGTTCGTCTTTACCATCTCTCAATGCATTAACAACAGTTTGAAAAGGTCTTAATAAAGTATCATAAGGATTTGCAAAACTAAAATCTATATAAGTTAAATTACCATCCTTAGTTCTTCCAGTTGGAACTAAAGTAGAATTTTTAGACCATTTAGGAACAAATCTTCTTAAAGCTTCCATTTCCTCATCACTTGTTCCTGTTAGTTTTTGTGCAAGATAAGCTGTTCCAAGAGGGACTCCACTGTAAACTAATCCTGCAGATATAACTCTTTTATATCCTTCTTTAGTAATTCCTTCTGCTGCTCTTGCTATAGCTTCATTTCCTGTTTGAGCTGC